TATATCGTATCTCAGGAAAACGAATATTATATTTATCAAGGAATGCTTTTTTATAACACTTGCCATGAAGCCATGTAATATTTGACTTGCCCTCTAATAGAACTTCTTTACCAGTCTGCTCCGAAATAAAATCGCAATAAAGAACATCAATGTCATCATTGCGCATTTCACGGTTATAAAGATTAATTGTATATGGCATGAACATATCATCTGCGTCTAAGAAGCAAACATAATCACACTCATTTGTATCAAGACCAACTTGACGCGCATTACCAACTCCTTTATTTTCAGGAAGTTCAATAATGCGAATAGGAATCATCTTTTGAAATGACTGAACAATTTCAATTGTGTCATCTGTTGAACAGTCATCAACAACAGTAACTATAAATTTGCGCGCGTTCTGCGCAACTAATGATGCTAGTGCTCGTTTAATTGTTTGCGAACCATTAAAAACTGGGATTATTACGTTTATAATATTAAGTCACTCCTTCGTTACATAGTTTTACTAAAAAGTCTCCATGACATCTTTTGGGTTTGCAATAGCATCCAAGACGCTTATCTTTTAATTCATGAAGGTAAGTAATCAAGTCTGTTGTCCAAAACCATTTTTCATATTCATCACATACTCGATTTCGTTCTTCATCTGAATACCCCTTCATTGGAAAGGGATTTCCCCATTTTGAGCCACGTCCTATATAGACATCATAAGTGTCCTTTTTTAAGTTAACAACCGTTGTCATTTGGATTTCGCCTCCACAGCAAGTTTATCAACGTAATTATTCCACTCATTATGTACATTACCATCACTATGCCCTTTTACCTTATAAAAACAAAAACATGGATGTTTAAAATAAGGAATAAGTTCTTCCCAAAGTTCTTTATTAGCAACTGGTTCTTTTTTGGAGTTCTTCCATCCATTCTTTTCCCAGTTAACCCACCAATGTTTTTCATAACAGTGAATGGCGTATGCGCTATCAGAATGAATATCAATCATAACTCCATAGTCATTTAAAAATGCGTGAGCGTAGGCGCAAGCGCGCGAGATAGCAGTCAATTCCATTTGTTGATTTGTGGCACCCTCAACTCTTCCAGAGTCAGAATGAACTAAACAGTTATGTTCATCTATAACTGCATATGCCCAACCACCAACAGCGTTACTCATACCATTAAAACTTGTGGCTCCATCTGTATAAATACTTAATCTCATATTGCCGATCCTTTCAGTGAGGCTGTGGGGCTTTTGTACTCCACTAGGGATATCGCACTAAGCCCTCATTTCCTCTATCATATTAATAATACCATAAAATAGAATAAAAGTCAATTACTTTGTGTTCTGATAATATTCATCCCAAATTTCACCATAAGTAATTCCATTTGAAACCATATCATCATAATAGATATTAAACAGAATTTTATATGAGCGAATATAGTTATCAGATTTCTTTTGGCGCACGGTAATTTTTCTATTCTTTCGATACTTGAACTTTAATAGAATAAGTGATATAATATCTCTTGTGTAGATAATAACGACCTTATCATCAAGAGCAGCAACTATCTCTGCCATCTTTATTAATATATTAAATCCAGGAACTTTATCATAAGAGATATAAATATTATCACTCGAATCTGATTGATTCTTAATTTCCTCTATCATCTTAGCGAGTATTTTATCATATATATTATATTTATTTTCCACATTTTCTCCTTTTATTTAAATTAATAATTTTATCTTGATTACGATTAGAGTATATCATATTTTTTAAATAAAGTCAAGTTTTAAGACTATAATTAATTAGATTTAACTTATTGACTTTTTTCATTATTTGTGATATACTATATATAAGATAAAGAAAGGATTGATATTATAAATACTAATTGTGAATTATATAAGCGCCATGAAGCAATTCTCGCAAGATTGGATAGCATGCGCCATAGTAAAGAACCAACACGGAGACCCCTCAATTGTAAGGTTTGGTTTATTGCCGATACACACTTCTTTCATACAAATATTATCAAGTATTGCGCGCGCCCATTTAAATCAATTGAGGAAATGAATGAAACCCTTGTTGACAATTGGAATAGTGTTGTTTCTAATAAAGATAAAGTTTTCATGGTTGGAGACTTTGCACTTGGAAACAAAAAGAAGATTATTGAAATTGGACAGAGATTGAACGGCCGCAAGACATTGATTCTGGGAAACCACGACAACGAAGGGAAACAAGTCTACTATAATGCCGGCTTTGAATACATCAGTCGCCATCCTATTATCTTTCAAGAATTCTTCATTGTAAGTCATGGCCCACAGTTCATTCAAGAGAATGGATTGTACGTGAATATCTTTGGTCATATTCATGATAACCCCATTTACACAAGTTCTTCAAAGAGAAGTTTTTGTGTAAGTGTTGAACGTATCAACTACACTCCAGTTGAGTTTAATACTATTTTAAAGAAAATTGCCGAAAAAAACAAGAAGGAGAGTTTGAATGTATAAACAATTAATAATTGCGCGCAAGGATTTAAATATGAGTCCAGGTAAACTTGCTGCACAAGTAAGTCATGCTAGTATGGCATTTCTTATTTACAATATAAGAAATTCAATTGAACCACAATTTAATTTTTTTGATGAAATAGAATTTTATCATGCTGATTTTTTTATAGATAAACAAGTATATGATTTATGGTTTAATGGAGCGTTTACAAAAATTGTTTGTGAAGCACGAAATAAAAGCAATCTTTTACGCGCAGTTGAGATAGCAAAGTCTCTTGGGTTAGAAGAAAAGAAAGACTATTTTCTTATTCGAGATAATTGTCTAACAGAACTTGAACCAGAAGATGAAGATGGTAGAACACTTACTTGTATTGGCTTCGCGCCAATGAGCAATGAAATTGTTGAACAAATAAGTAAAAAATATCAATTATACAGATAGGAGATTATATGATAGATAATTATGATTTTTGGAATTTAGACCCAGAAAAATACTGGAGTCCTCCCAAGGAAAACACTCGTCTATTAGCAAAGCAGCTAATTTATAGTGGTGATTATATTGGTTCTTTAAAACATGATGGTCACTGGTTTATGTTTGGTAAGGAAATGGATGGGACTATGTGGCTTCGTTCTAGAACTAAGAGTACAGTAACAAAAGACTACTCAGATAAGATTGAATGGGTTCCTCATATTAAAGAAGAAATGAAATGTATTCCAAATGGAACAGTCTTTCTTGGAGAAATATACTTCCCAGAGAATGAAGGCTCAAAAAACGTAACTACAATTATGGGTTGTCTCCAAAAGAAAGCCATTGAGCGTCAAATAAAAGGAGACAAACTCCACTATTATATTTTTGATATTCTTGCTTTTAATGGAAAATGTTTGATGGATTATCCTTTAGTCGAAAGAATTAGTAATATTGGATTTCTAATAGAAGAATCTCTTAAACAGGTTTGTTCTAAATATGTTCATACTGCAACTTATTACGAAGGTGAGAAACTATGGGATTATATTGGATGGGCACTTAACCATGGATATGAAGGCGTTGTAATCCAACGCAAGGATGCCAAGTATACTCCAGGCAAACGCACAGCGCGCAAGTCACTCAAAATCAAAAAGGAAATTGAAATTGAGATTGATGCCTATCTTACCGGACGTATTAAACCAGCTACAATGGAGTATAAAGGTAAAGAACCAGAGACATGGAATTATTGGATGGATGTGCGCACTGAAAAATTTCTTGAAGGAGCAGAGAATTATGACACCTACCTTAGAAATGGAATGGTCGTTCCAATTACAAAAGATTATTTCTATGGGCTTCCTGGTTCCATTGAGTTTGGAGTTATGGACAAAGATGGAAAAGATGTGTCCCTTTGTTGGATAAGCAATATTACCGATGATATCAAATGGGCAATCAAAGAAAGTGAATCCAATCTTCGTGGTAAGATCGCAAAGATAACTGCTATGGAAGTTGACAATGAATCAGGCGCGCTTCGTCATTCAAAAATTACTGAATGGCGCGCTGATGGAGATAAGGAATTTTATCAATGTACACAAGATCAGGTGCTCAAATAGTTTAATCTCACCAAAATATTATATCTCGCTCCTATAAATTCTACTTATATAAGTAGGATATATATAGGAGCGATTTTATGAAAACAAGTAAGTATGAAGAAAGAATAATTCAGTTACTAAAAGACAATGATATATTATTTAAAAGAGAACAGACCTTTGAAGGTTTAAAAGGTTTTAAGGATTTCCTGCGATTTGATTTTGTTGTATATAAAAGAAAAGATTATTCTATTGATTATTTTCTTGAAGTAAATGGAATCCAGCATTATAAAGAAATCCCTTCCTGGGGAGGAAAACATGGTCTTCAAAAGCGTAAGGAATATGATCGAAAAAAAATGTCATACGCTTTAAACCATAATATTCCTTTAATTTGCCTGCCATACTGGGATATTGATGACTCATTAACTTATGAAAAGTTAATCACCAATCCTCAATACAAAGTCGACAGTATCTGGCACAACGACAAAATATCTGTACGGTGAGGTATAAAGAATGATAGGTTTAGTATTGACAGGACTATCAACTTTTTTAAGTACAACAGCAGGAATTATTACATCAATTACAATTATTATCGGAGCAGTAATTTCTTTAGCAGCTTGGGGCAAAAAAGGTCTTAAGAAAATGTTTAAAGAACAATTAACTCCAGTAACCAATGATATTAAGAAAGTATCAAATGATATAACGGCAATTAAACAAACAAATGAAGACCAGATGGCTAAGATTAATCAATTACTTGAAAATCAAGAGCAACTGTCGATGACTGATAAACATGTTCTGCGCGCGTTAATTACAGGTAAGTATTATGAATATTCAGCAAAAGGTTTCTTGCCTATGTATGAACGCGAATGCGTAAGCCTGTTATATGAAGATTATAAAGCATTACATGGTAATACCTTCGTGGATGGTTTATATGAAAAAATGATGGTGCTTCCTTGTGAGCCTCCCATACCTTTCGAATCATCTTAATTAATTAAATAAAAACCTTTTAGACAGAAAGTCAGGTTAACTCTTGACTTTCTGTTTATTTTATGGTATACTATTCGTATAAGATGTAGAAAGGATGTGTAAAATGCTATCAGTACAGCAAGAGAAAGCCGTTAAATCTATGGATAAAGTTGTTTTAGTAGCGGCCGCGGCCGGCTCTGGAAAGACTCGTGTTATTGTTGAGCATATTAAATTCTTG